GGTATAAACGAAAATACTACTCAATTTATTAATTTAGGTCGTTTATTTAATGTAGAATTAGCTTATAGAAACTATAATCAAGCATTCTCTTTTGGTATACAAGTAAGCGGAGGGGTTTTTCAAACTAATTCAACACAAGGGGTGTCAGTAGGACAATTTGAAATATCACTTTATAGAGCACTTTTATGAGCATATTTAAAAAATCATGGTGGCACCACCACATTAAAAAATGGAAAGCGGCGGGAGACATCCTCGGCATCACTGGCAAGCTTAACAAAAGCGAAAAGGATACCGGAAAGTTTCTCAAACAGAAAGCAGAAAACGCCAATAAAGATATAGGAGGCGATCAAAGATATACTGGCGGATACAAAGACCAAACTTCCGGCGAGTCCGTAGGGGACGCTGTCGGACAATCAATAGCACTTGGAGAAGGAGATGAAGAATGACGCAGCAATACGCAATAGTAAATCTGTCCAATCATCAGCATGAAAATATTAAGGTTGACGATACTGTACTTACACCTGGACAACATGTTATTAAAGCTATCAATGCAAGTGATGGTCCAGATTTAATTCAAATACTGGCAGAACCAGAAGAAAAAACAAAACCTTTCAAAGACTTGAAAGGCAATCAACTATTACCTAAATTAGAAATCAACTGGAGTTAAAAATGAGCGGAGAAAGTAATGTAACAAGCGGTGCGCCGGGCAGTCCATCGCACCACAAACACCATACACATTGGAAGAAATTCTGGAAGGTTGCCCGCTGGGTTAATCCCATAGGGACAGCTGTCGAAATCAATACCGACCATCAGAAGAAGCAACGGCAGGAAGAAGCTGCGGAAGCTGAAGCTGCTGAACATGAGTCCAACATAGTTGTAGATGGCGAAGAATGGTGGCAAGACATTCCAGGATTTAATGACGCTATTCTTAATGTAGAAGATAACTGGGATGGTCATGTAACCTATCGAAAACTTATGGATCATGTTTACGGACCCGGCATTGCTCCGAATGAATTTAAGCCTCATGTGTTTCTTGTGCATCCTGATGCAGGACCTGTAGTTGCTGCTATGCTTGCACATCCCGGCTTTTGGGATGATATAGCCTGCGAATTTAAAGGAGGCAAAGGCTGCCATGATGCAAAAGTCTACAACTTCTTCAAGGACATTCAGCGGATACTGACTAAAGCCGATGACAAGATCGACCACAAGGAAGACAAGGCGTTGGGTATTGACAAGTGATTGAGAAACTTGCAAAACATAAGTATGCTCCTTTGTATCTGGTTGTGCTTTGGCTGACCGGATACGGGGCAGGATACTTTCACGCCCACTGGGCATTAACATTAATAGAACTATTGGTATCATTATGAAAACTTTACACAATTTAGATAGTTCAGGCGCAAAAAAAAATGTGCCTGATATAATTACTTATGGCAATCCTGATTCATTCAAGTTGATTTGCAAAGCATCTTCAGAAAAAGAAGGCTGGATGAAGTCAACTAAAGCTATGGAAATACCAAATCATGGTTGTCTGGTTCAGGTCACTACTCAACAAAAAAATCCTGATGGTTCTTACGCAGTAGCAGAAGCATTGACTTTTGTTCCTGGAGTTTATATCTCATCAGACATAGACGACAAACAAACTAAATTGGTATCATTATGAGCAAAAACACTATACATTTTAGCGAACACTTTGGCATCCGGCTTAACCTTACAGTTGGAGATCATGTCATTCCAGCATTGCTTGATACGGGGGCAGATACAGTTTGCTTGCCGGTTTCTGTTGGAGAAGAGCTGGTTAAACAACAGCTTGCTTACAAGCGAGGCGAAACCCATGTAAGCGGACAATCTGGAGTGCGTAGCGTTGCACCGGTTTGGACTATGGAAGTAGGCGTTGAGATGCTTCCGGGGTTTAAAAAACGGGTGGATGTAATTGGGATAAACTCCAAGACTGCACTGCTCGGAAGGAACTGGCTGAAGTATGTTAAGCTTATTTACGATGGCGTAGCTGACGAAGCTACTATTATGGTATGAGCATTTTTAACGATATAAGCAAGACTGCAAAGCATGGCTACCATGAGGTAGACCATGCTGGTCATGCTGTTGAGCAGGGATTGCAGCAAATCCAGCATGAAGTACAGTCCGGGGTATTGCAGGTGCGACACGCTACGGAAGAAGGTCTTCTTAAGCTGAACCACGAAGTAGACGGGGCACTTAAGCAAGCGGTAGAAGAGCTTCTGAAAGAATTGGAGAAGCCGCTGGTTGATGAAGTAATTCGCCTTCTTGAATCAGCTTTGCCGGATACGGTGTGGCTTACTTTTGGACCGTTTACTTTTACAGTAAGCAAGCTGGCGGGTAAGATGGAATCGATTCGAAAAGCTTTGAACAGACCGCCAACCGACCTACAAGGTATTAAGCAGTTTGTTGAAGTGCTTGAACCGGATGATATTGAAGTTGCACTTAAGATACAAGTGCCCGGATTAGATAGCCTGTCTATTGGAGCTACGCTGATCTATTTGCCGAGCACTTTTCAAGAACGATTGCATAAGATTATAGAGGTGGTGTAATGCCGGGCAAGAAAAAAAGAAGGTGCTAATATGTTTAGTAGAGCAAAGTCTCTAAAGGGACTATGGGGCAATGTAAAATTCATTGTAAAGTTTAAGTCGTGGGCAACCATACTAATTTTTGCCTTCGGCATTGCTGTTGGGCTGCTTATTCCTTATGTGTCACTTGCAGAAACGCTTGAAGAGCGTCTCAAGCGGCATGAAGGGGTTCGACATTGCGTCTATAATGATGTGTATGATAATCCTACGATTGGGGTAGGGCATCTGCTTTCTCGTCCGGTTATACCAAATATGTGCTGGGAAGATTTTCAGATAGAGCGAGTATTGCAACACGATATTTACACCGCAACGCATAACGCAGCCGCTGATGTCGGACCGGAATTTTACAATCTGCCTGACAATGTGCAGAATGTATTGATAGAGCTTTCGTTCCAGCTTGGCGGGGCAGGGCTATCTCATTTTACCACATTCCTATCGCTTGTCCGGAGTGGTGATTACCAAGCCGCATCACTTGATTTGCTTGGTACAAAGCTGGCAGAGCAGTTGCCTAAACGAACCCGTGAACAGGCAAGGATATTGAGAAGATGAAAATCATTATTACCTTAATGCTTACTTTGCTTGGTGGAAGCATAGGCTTTCAAAGCGGGTCTCACAATGCGAAGCTGAAAGCCGAACATCAGGTAAGAATACTTGAACAACAAATAGATAAACTGGAGATTGAACATGCACAAAAACAAGCCTTGTTGCACCAGCACATATCAACCTTGGAGGCCTCGTTGGCTTTGCAGGCGAATGACGATCCTAACGCTGACCGCATCGCTATTGACGCTGACGGGGTGCGCCGGATCAACTCACTCAATACCAATAATACAGCTGAGTGAAGAGTTGGCAGCTCCCTGCGCGGAACCGACAAAGCTCGGTTCCGATGCTTTGTCGGAGGCGGAAGTTGAAAGGCTTTGGGAACAAGATAGAGGTTCACTTATTGAATGCGCTGACAAGGTTGACACCTTGCAAAGGCTGGTTCGGAGTAAGGCGAGGTAACATACTTGCGGCTACCTTACTCCCCGTTCAGCCAGACGGTCTCAACAAAAGCCGCAAGTTAGTTTAGTTTGTGATCGCTATGACCAGCAATTACACCTTGTTGTTCAAGATTGTTAAGTACTTGATTGACTCCTGTTCGAAAGCCGTGATCGAATACGGCTTGTACTAAAGACATACAAAAATCATCTTCATTATCGCACTTGGGGATCTCGTTGCCGAGTTCTTCAAGCTCTTGTTCGGTAATAACCGGTACTTTAAATACCATTGCCAGTTTATTATCCATACGATTCACGCCGTGAATTGTCTATACATTAATCTTCATACGACAGAATGGTATAGCATTCTGTCGCTTCATTAGCTTCATCAAATACCCACAGTTTGCCGGGCGGGTTAGATCCATACACGAAGTAAATTGCTTCTTGCAGTTTGTCCAGCATATTATCTCCGGGGTAAACAAGAAACACTTGACCTTCTTCTAACGGCTGATCTATATTCAGTAACAGCACATATTTATCGTATTGTCCACTCATATTTCAGTCTTAGTTGGAACAAAGCCTGTCTTGCCTTCGACTACTTTAATCGTTATTATTCCGGATTGCTCCATCATATCCAGCACATGTTTTACTTTATACGCATCGGTTCGTTCTGTCAAGAACGCTATGATTTTGGCTCTCATTATGGGTTTCTGCCCGCCCCTGATGTAAACCTGTGTCATCCAATGCAAGGTATCATTTATGATGTTGCTGTCTCCGCCTCCAGTCATAGCTTTAAATATGTTATTCATTTCTTCTTCCGCCTCCATTAGCCAGTCAAGGGCTATGCGGACAGACTCCATATCGACTACTGTTCCTCCGGTATGGTTGATAGTAGTTACTTGTATTAGTTTCAATAAAAACTCGGTACGCCTCTCGCAATAGTTTGTTAACTTGGGATGGGTAGGTCTCGGCGGTCCGCCCGCTTTGTGCCAATCGTCTACATGCTGTCTTGCTTTGTCAGTCCAACCAAACTCTCCCCGCAACCGTTTAACCGGAGCAAGATTTCTACACAATTCCCCAAGATCAATAGGAGATACATCAAACAGACTTCGTAGGATCTTTTCTCCAGAAAAAATCAACTGACACCTGCCCATGAAACCCTGTTCCCAAGCTACCTCGGGAATGAGAGTCAGCAAAAATCCGGGCTGTGTTCCTGCCAGCATGTTGAAAAATGGTTGCTCGATATTGATGTACAGGTTTCCACCTCGCTTGCGCTCGGTGTACGATTTGCAGTTGTAAATGTCTGTCAGTTGAGACATGAAATCAGGGGAGTATTTTGGCATGAGGGTTCCCAGCTCATTAACACTTGCATTAAGTGCATTGTATGTATGCTTACCACTCACCACCACTGCATTATTCAATTCGTCTGCAAAAGAAGCCCTTGACAAATTAGTACTTGCCACATGAATACCTTTTATCTTTTGCCATATCAACCTTACTCGGTCGGTTACTTCAGTTTTACCTATGCCTGGACGAGCTACGAGGATGATGTACATATTAGGATACAGTGGGGTACCCATTGACTTAATCCACACTCGCCTTTCAAGTACACCTGCAAGACAACTAATCGCCGCCCATTTTCTAAATATCTCCGGCGAGGAAGTTTCACTTGTCAGTTCTATAAACTTTTCTATCCAGTTAGGAGAAAACTTTAAGTCCCTTTGGGTTATTTTCTTGGTCATAATCTCCCCAGTTAAATCCTATCTTTGCTTCGACCGGTACATAGAATGTTCGATCTCCTTTTAAGGTTAATGTATGAGCTTTTGTCATCACTTGCATAATATCTGGAATCAAATCAAGCTTTGTCTCCGGCAGTTGAAACAGAATGTTATCGTGCATTTGCAAGAGCAACTGTACTTCTGGATACTTGCGCCACACCGCAAGCATAGATGCATCTATTTGATGAGCTGTCATTGACTGCGGACAGAATGCTACTGCGTCTCGAATAGTCTTTGGGTTTTCTCCCCTGTCAAGGAATGTACGAGGGCGCCGATAGAGCGTAGTCAGCTTGCCCGGATAAGAGGCAAGCTGTTGAGCAACCCATTCATGCCAGTCCAGCATAGCTGGAAAAGCATCGAAGTATTTCCTTTGGAACTCTTTGACTACCGGTACGGGTATAGCTGTGTGTTTTGCCATATTATTAGGTGCTCCCTTATAGTTAGTGCCGTGTCCGAGTTTTTTTGCTGTCTGTCGATACGAGTCATTCCGAAAGAACAAAGCATCAGCATCGCTACGGGAGCGAATTTTTGGCCATACAAGTTTAGCTACCTCCGTATGCAAATCTCCACTTTCGCAAGCATCCAGGTATGCGTCTGCATACTTAGTGCCATGAGTTTCGTAGTACAGCTCGTGTAAAATGGCTCCCACATTCCGACTGTCTGCCTGCTCCAAATCTATATTGACCAAAAGGCATCCGGAATCAGCTGTAAAGCAGCGGCGCAACCTGCGGTCAGAGTTTTGAAGGTTACCGCCGCCGCCAAAATCAGACTCCATACTGGCAAGCCTTCCTGTCTTTGTTCCGGCTATATTGAAGGCTCCGGTGTAGCGGGCTTCGCCAGCAACTGATTTTTTCAAAAAACTTAGTTGCTTTCGCAAGTCCTTTATGCACATTATCATATTGACAAAAGGCACGGCTATATCATAAGATAGAAAAGTTTGCATTGCGTTCCCGTCTACTGATGGTACCATGTCTCCTTTAGCATTACGCTTGTTTACCGGCTTGAATTTTATCCTTTCATAGAACAGATCTTTGAGTTGAGCTGGGCTGTTAGGATTAAAGGTATCGCCCAGTATACCATAGCATAGTTGGTCAAACAACTTCGTTACCCGCTTCTCGTCTTCGCCCATCCGAGCAATCAAATTACTTGCAGTAATTTGATCGATTCGTAGCCCTCGCAACTCCATTTCCATAACTGGTGCTTGCTTTGCAAGCGATCCTTCGTAAGTATGCAGAACATCTTTATCTTTTATCTCTCCTTTAAGCTTCTTCCATATCTCATAAGTGATAGCGCAATCAAGCCCGTTGTAGAACCAGTTTATCTGGTCATCGCCTTCGGGCAAAGCCTTTGATAGATTGTATTTCATAACCTTAATCGGATCTCCTGGTAGACATTCGCAAGTGCTTCCATACCGGACGGTTCGTATACATTGAAGCAAGAAACCCAAGACCTTTCTCCATCTCCGGCTGGTAAGCATGATGCAGTAGCATAGTATCTTCAACGAAGTTGGGGCATGGTATACCCATCTTCTGCCACAGCCACTTCATATCGTATGCAAAGTTTTGTCCGATTAATCGGTGAGTCTGACAAACATAGCGTATGATACTCCATACAACCGGTTCCGCTTCTTCTGACCAATAAGACTCATTTGGACGCTTAAGGAACGGAATACAGATTGCATCATGTGGAGAGTAAGCCATACCTACTTCTGTTATAGTATCTCCAGCTGTCTCTATATCAAGTACCAGCGGCTTGCCAATGGCACCAGTCAGCCAGTCCTGAATCTCCTCTGGTGATTCTGGTACGCATAGCGTAGTTATCGGTGGGACTTTGCCTAACTCGATGTGGCAAGCTTTCATAATGTCCATGCACAGTATAGGAAACATAGGCTGTTGTTTTAACACGGTGTGCAATCCCCAAGTAGGTACGAAAATGACTCCATTATTTTCGTGTGGATAGCCTCTTGCCGATTTAAGATTTCCTTCAAAGTATTTGTTGTATGCCTTTTGTCCTGCCAATATCGTCACTTTAGAAGGCGAAGCTTCCAAAGTACCGACAGTGTGCTGGTCATAACTTGTACCTACCCTTCGCATGGCTTTGTGTAAGACCCATTCGAGTGTAGGATTTAGGTAGTCGCAAATTATCTGCATGGTGCTATTAAATTTGGGACCGTGCGTTCCGCTGTCGGTCGGGTAAAGTGAATACGCCCCTGTTCATCAATCCGATGAGGCAGGGTTTTCTTCAACTGCTCTATTGGATCGGGGCTTAAAGCCCCGTCGCCAGCAAGAGATTCAATTAGATCGTTTACCCGCTGTTGTTCTCTCACATCCAAATCATGGTACTTGTTGTAGATTTCTTGTTTCATTTTTACCTCATGTTTATATTAGTACGAGCTATGACAAAATTTTCTGGGTCTATTTCTATGCCGCAAGCACTGTGTGCTCCCATTTCTTTAGCAATCTTGATTGCATTACCGCATCCCATTGTTGGGTCAAGCAATCTTGTATTTTGATCTATAAACATACTAAAGAAGTGACGCAATACAGATTTGGGTTTCTCGCTTCGGTGCAACTGCTTTACATTAGGGGATGATATTAGATCATCTTTTACTGTAAAAATCTTGCGGTCTCCTCGTGATGCTATAATAGCTGTTTCATACACATGCCGGGGGAAGTATCGATAATCCGGGCTTATGCCTTTAGTGTCCGACTTGTGCCATATTAAGGGTTGAGGCCAGCAGGCAAAGCCTGCTTTTTCAAATATAAGTTTTACTCTTGCAGTGTCTTTGGAAGCACACCAAAACATTACATGACACTGATCAGCGGCGAAACCAGAGAAGCCGGATAAGAATTTATCGAGTAATAACAAAAATGTTTCTTGGCTATCGGTGTAAGCCGAATGCAGGTCGCTGTCACGCATCACACCGGACTTGTCAAGATTTATACCGTAAGGAAAATCGCAATGTATAAAGTTATAACTCTCGCTTTGCTCGCTCTCCGACCACTGAACGAAGTCCTGTTGAAGCAATTCAACTTTAGTTTCTACCGCAGATTCCGGAGAATCTGCGATACCGAGGTCTATCATTTCTGCTTGTACTCGGCTTTCTTCTTTTATTTTGGCTTTGTTGACAGCAGTTTTTACCTTCTTGTTCTCAAGAATGGAGGGGTCTTTTTCGGTCTGCAAAGCCAACTTAAGGTACTGGTGAACAGTAGAATTGGCGAGGCGAAGCTCTTCCGCTGTTTTGGCTGATGTGTGGTACATATTTTCCTTAACACGTAATGAGTGGTACTCTTGCACTGCTCTCATGGTGTCTTGCCACGGCATATCAGCCCGTATAATATTTTCTTCAAGCTCTATTAGGTGACGGATAGAAGGCGCCAAGTCTTTGAACCGCCGGGCTTCAATTGATGTCATGCCGAGGTTGCGGCATGCTGTCAGCCTGCGCTCCCCTGCTATAAGACAGTCATTATCATCCAGTACAATCGGATTTATCAAACCCAGTTGCTTAATGGACTGCATTAAGGTTTCAAGGTTTTCAAGACTTGATCGCTGTCTTTTTTCTGGAACGGTAATTGAATCTATTTTTATCTTCACTTCGCTAAAGCGGAGGGGTTGCCCCCTCCGCCCTCAGTTCGATTTATATTGCTTCAGGCATATCTTCAAGAGAGATAGTGCGATTGAGTTCGCTTCTTGTAATGTCAGGGTTGTTTTTATCAACCTTGTTTGTAAGCTGACCTACAAAATGAGCTCCTACAATCTGCGACAGTCTTTCCTTGAGAGACTCCGGGCCTTTAAAGTCAAGACCCAGTTTATCAGTAAACTCTTTCAAGTAAAACTGGCCACGAGCTCTCGATGCTTCGCCTTCGGAGTCTTCTGCCATTGAAAAAACAAAAGACACTCGGTTCACAATGGACTCAACAGGTCTTCCAAATTCCTCAAGTAGTGTTTCATCAACATCAGCTTGGGCGGAGACCGCTTTAACAGGGATTTCTATAATTCCCCAGCTTCCGTCTTCTGTAACACGCTCGACAGCAGGATTAGTGACTTCCCACCGGTAATGACCGGTAGGAGGGTTAGGCGGTCTTTTAATCTCGTCGCCTTTCTTTTCGAGAATAGAGGTAAATGTACTCATCTTTCTTTTTACTTTGTTAAAGGTTAGTGTATATATGTTTCACGCCGTGAATCGTATGGATGTTAATGCTTCATGGTATTCTCCTATAGGTCAAATTCTTTAAGACTACTTGCCGCTTTACGAAGAGCGGCAAGTAGGTTAGTAAGATCTTTCGGCTTGGCATTGGTGAAGTACCTTTCTTTTTTAGGTACATCACGAGTATATTGGCTTCCGATTAGTCCTAATCGAAGGGCAGTAGTATTGTCCATTATACTAAAACGCCATTCAGTGTTTACGGCTTCATTATCCTCTTGTGTTAAATTGTACGCTTGAAGAAATTTTCCTTCCCTTGCTCTTTCTATAGCTAACATTTTAAGGTTAGCTCTCTTATCTTCGATTTCTATTTTGAATGTGTCTTTTTTAATAGTTGCTGAACAGGTGTTAACAAGGACCGCACCGGCTAAACAAACATAACAAGTTTTTTTGTGTTTTTTAGCCCAAACATCATACGACAATCGATAGCCTTTCGGCAATCGTTCTACATCATCACAAGCAAGTAGGATGAGGTCACTCAGTGTGTCGGGAAGTTTAGTCGTATTCATTTTATCAATTCTTCAAATATTTCAACGAGTCCAGATTCAGCCGGGTACGATATTTTCAGCTTGCCCGGTTTTGAAGTTTTCACGCAACCAACTTGTGCGGATGCGGTGGTAAATATCTTGTTCTGTTTTCCTATGGTTTCGTACCGAATAATTTCATTGTAGTGAGATGGCAACCGGTCGTTTTCTTCAAGAGCAGAACCAACGCTACTAATAAACCCCCTCATCACCGGATCTTCCTTCGTACCCATGTTACGGTAATTGACATGGGTTAAGACTATCGAATGGCAGGGCAACAACTCATGGCTCATTTTTTCAATGATGGGTTCGATAACGCTTTGTGCATTGCCATAGTGAATTTGCTTATGCTTTACTGCTTTGTTTGCTTCACGACTCCAAGCCAAGAATAGTCGCCCAAGTCCTGTAAGAGAATCAATAATGATAATGTCCTTGTCAGTTGTTTCTCTTGTCCAGCGGTCAAGGGTGCGTCCCAAGTTGGTAGTAAGTTGTGCAATCTTTTCAGGTTGCGCCCCAAGACTGCTTACCGAGTATTGCGGGGAGAATTGCTCCACTTCGACGAGCTTTCGCTCGTCTTCAGTGAGAAGCGAGCGCAGTATCTGTACCCCGTTGTCGAAATCTGCGATTTTCAATCGAAATCCCGCTTTGACAAGAGCCGCAAGGCTCCCTGTTTTTCCTGACCCGCTGTTGCCTACAGCGAGTAAGTGCACTTTGTATTTTGGTAAATCATTCAGATTCATTGTTTATCTCCCAATTAATTTTACCTGTTTCGATAAAATTATCTATTACTTTAGCCGCTTCTTTTGGACTTATTTTTTCTACTTCTAATTTTAATGAAGGCACCATAAATATTTCTTTTGCTTCTTCCTAGTTTAAATCTAACCATCTT